GCCACGCAGAATATATGGTTCGCGCCTATTTCCATAAATAGTTGATGGAGATTAAAAATGGTTGAAGCTACCGAAATTGAAAAGAAAAGTCTAGAAGCCCACGTGGAACTCTGTGCAGAACGCTATAACGCTCTAGAAGACAAGATGAGTGTTATGAGTGAAAATATTGCACATCTCTGTGACATGGTCAAAGAAGTCAAGGCCAGTGTCAGTAAATTAAGTGAAAAAAACACAGATAGACTAATCACTTGGGGCATTGGAATCATTGGATTTTTATCTGCTTCAATAATCTATCTTATTTCTCATTACGTAATTAAATGAAATCAGATCAAGAGTTTGACCGCTTTTTTCGACAAGAATTCCGCGATATCATGCCTAATACTATTTGGCAAAACGACAACGGTGTCTATGAAGTATTTGGACACTATCGCATACAACCACAACGTCCAGGATATAGAGTATTTTGTAGCGCCTCGGACGTGGGAGTTTTTAGTAGTACAAAAACAGCACTTAGCTGGTGTATAGCCGACAAAAACAAGGCCTACAATACCGCTCGCGAACTGTTAACCATAGACACAAAATTAACCGCACTTACACAAGACATCAGTGCCAGAGCCGCAGTAGGCGATCGTAGCCAAAATCCACAATTGCGTGAGACTATTTTAACCAAGCTAGAAACCAAGATTATACAGAAAAAACTCCTGGAGAATCAATTATCCAAATGTGTAAACTGGGCTAAATACATCCAACAACGAGGATTTGATAATGAAACTCAACGAACTGGCCGCAGTCAGCCCAACAAAACAAGCCGCTAAAGTATTCGAAAGTTACTTTGGTAATAGCATTCGATTTGACCAAATCTCACAGGCACAGGCCCGTGGAATGCTCAAACGTGTTCGTAGCTTAATTGCCGAACATCGCAGGACTCCAGAGTTTCACAGCAGTGAGCACAATCCAAGTTACTTGAAATTGGTCATGATGGAACAGGCCTTGGCTACTCAAGCCACCGTGGGCCAACCCGCTGCTAATCCTCAGCAACAACAAGCCCTGATGGCAGCTCAACAACAACAAAAGAAACGTCAACTCCAAGACGCTATTAAACAAAAACAACAAGAAATTTCTCAGCTACAAAAAGAAATGAACAATCCTGTTATGGCACCAATGGAAAGCAAAATTGCTCGTCGCCTACGTGAAGCCAGTGAAGTCCAACAGGCTCAAGTAGTATTGGCCAGTCAAGACATGGTTGACCAAGTTCAAAAGATGAGCGAACAAGTCAGTGCTATGCAGTTTAAAGATTTGCCAGCCCTGGTTGATCAGATCAAGAACGAAGTTGGTGTTGATCAGGCAACTCAGTTCAACGGTGATGCCAGTGCCGCACTCAGTGGACTACTACAAAACTTACAAGGCGCCAAACAACAATTAGAAGCTGCACTTGGTGTGGTAACTGGGCAAGCTCCACAAGTGCCTGGTGCTGAAATGGGCGCAGAAATGCCGCCTGCTGAAATGCCGGCTGAATTGCCTGCTCCGGGTGAAGAAGAAGTTGTTGACACTGAAACCGAAGTTGAACCCATTGCCGGTCTAGGACGTGAACGTAGATAATGTTAATCCGCGAAGTAGCAGATCATAACACACAACGACTGGCTGCATTAAGCCAGTTTTTGCTTGGCCGTAGCGAAGACGAAACTGCCAAAAAACAAATCAGTCAGACAGCTTTTGTTGACCTGGCCAAAAGCCTGGGTGTAAATGTTACTCTTGACAATCTGGGCGACTTAATCAGCCAGGAACCGCTGAGTAATATCCTTGAACCACTTGATCCAAATAGTGGTGTGGTTCGATTCAAAGGCGACACAGAAACCGCTACCGGAATGAGTGTAGATCAAGCTAGAGCGGTAGTTGATTCTAATGCCAAAGCGGCAATGAAGCGTCGCCAATAATCAAAACGGTTGTAAATACACAACTAAGATGTTATAATATACAAAGGAGTATACCATGGCCTATTCAGAAAAAGTAATCACCGCGGGTGCGCCAAGGAACTAAATACTTGTATGAAAAACAAGTATGGCTTAGTTAAAAAATGTTTATTTTGCAAAGACGAATTTGAGACTCGTCCTCGATTTAAAGACTATTGTTCTCAAGCCTGCAAGAATCCTAATAATCGTCCTGGACATACTCCGTGGAATAAAGGATTACAAATGTCTGAGGAGTTTAAACACACTAAAATGAATTTAGAAGGATTAGCAAAAGGGTGGGGATGGAATAAAGGTATTCCCAATGATAGGCAAAAAACAAAGTGGTTGGCAGATAATCCTAACAAGGATGGAAAACTTAATAATTTGAGACCTAAAAACCCTATTACTGATCCATTAAAAATGTATCGTAGATTAGTTCGCAAGGCAACATATAGAACTCTCAAAGAAATGAAACAGTCAGGGGAATGGGTGCCAACAGTAGGTAAGTACAAACATAGTTGGCAAACAGATCATATTGTTCCTCATCAACAAGGATGGGAATTGGGAATATTGCCTCATTTACTTGGTAGCAGAAATAATATACAATTTATTAAAGGCGAGGAAAATCGCAAGAAGTGGGATACTTACCAGCCACTTGATGTAGTAAGAAGTATAATTGGAGACATAAATGGCTTATAGTGATAAAGTACTTGAACATTATACCAATCCGTTAAACGTTGGGAAATTTAGAGATGAGGAGACAGCGCAAGTTGGGACCGGTTTAGTCGGCGCCCCAGCTTGCGGTTGAGGAGATGTACTTAGATTACAAATCAAAGTTGATCCAGCAACAGATACTATCATTGATGCAAAGTTTAAAACGTATGGTTGTGGTTCTGCTATAGCATCATCAAGTCTTGTGTCGGAGATGATTAAAGGACTAACATTAGATGAAGCTGGGTCAATTAAAAATGCAACAATCGCCGAAGAACTTTCTTTGCCACCAGTTAAGATACATTGTTCTATACTTGCAGAAGATTGTTTAAAAGCTGCAATTGCAGACTACAGAAGTAAACAAAACAAAAACACACCTGTATGAAAAGAATATTAAAAATATCAACTAAGAAAAATAGGGTAAAAAAATGGTCTAAATCTGACCAGCTGAGAATGTTAGTTGTTCCTAACGGTCGTATTACCTATAAACTGAAAGATATGGTATCAGCAATCAGAAAAACTTTATTAAGGCGGCTGTAAATGATTACCGTAACTGATACAGCCGCTAAAAAAATTAAATCTAATTTGGAACGTCGTGGCGGTATAGGTATTCGCATAGGTGTAAGGACTACAGGATGTAGTGGGCTTGCGTATGTGTTAGAATATGTAGATGCCTTGCAACCTGGCGATGTTGCCATGGCAGACAATTCCACCAATGTGGTTGTAGATAAAAAAAGCCTGCCTATTGTGGATGGCATCACTGTAGATTATGTTCGTCAAGGATTAAACGAAGGATTTGAATTTATAAATCCCAATGAAAAAGACCGTTGCGGATGCGGAGAAAGTTTTAGAATCTGATGCCGGCTATACCTAATACTGGACTATGGCCAGTTGATATAACTCCTGTTGAAAAAGTTAAATGGATTAATCAAAATCAACATATTTGTTTAAATCCATATACTACATTACACAGTCAAATAAACAAAAACGCCGAAATACAATCAACTTGTTGTTGTAATTTAATTCCCTCTGGGATTAATGATCATGATTTTGTTGATTTAAAATCGACCGTTGAACAAGGAATTAAAAACAGTCGTTGTCGGGTCTGTTATAATTCTGAAAAACAAATAGGTAGTTCAGAAAGAACTATTGCACTGCTAAGTCAACAGCCAGAAACAATAAATCGTTTTTTAGACACCGGCGCAGTTGATTATTTTGAATTTAGAATTAAATTTTCAAACCTGTGTAATCTAGCTTGTAAAACTTGCCAACCTGAATTCAGCAGTAAGTATGCCCAGGTATATAATCTACCCGTGTTAAAAGAATTGCAAGAAGACATAGGCACTGATGAAACATTTTGGAACGAGTTAACCGGACAGATTGCTAATAAATGTCAAGAAATTTCTCATGTGTCTGTGGCATTGTTTGGCGGTGAGTCGTTGATCCAACCTGGTGCTATACGACTAATCAATTGGTTAATTGACAACGGGTTAAGCGATAAAATTATTCTACGCCTGACTACTAATTTTACCAATTTAAAAGAAAACATTATTAAAAACTTTGATAAATTTAAATTGGTATCCGTTTGCGCTAGTATAGACAGCGTTAATGAAAATTACGGGTATGTTAGATATCCAGAAAAATTTAGTACAATTACCAATAATTTAAATTTAATAATTGAAAATAAAAAAAATACAAAAATAAATTTTTACATAACCCCAGTCTGGAGTTTACATAATATTTTTTATATCAATGACTACTTAGATTGGTGGTTAAACTGGTTTGCAGAAAATGATATTCACAATATATCAATTAACAATGTCAGTATGTCCGAACCGCATATAATGACTGTACAAAATTTACCCCAGGAATATCGTCAACCGTTATTATCCATTGTATCACAGTCACTAACACATAAAATCTTTGAGAATCCTAAACACACAGGATTAAAAGAATATCTGGCAGGATTAGTTGTATTTTTATCCAGCGACACGATTGTCTATGATAAATTTACGGATTTTTTACAACAGACGGCCAAGGATGATGGTCTTACCGGGCTATCTATGAGTGTTGGCAATGCTAAGTTTTACAATATTCTCAGTGACACGCATAAAAAATTATTAAATATAGAATGAAAAATTATTGGGATACTAAAAATATTGCCCGTGGCCCGCATCCAGATCGGTACGAGCGACTTCTTTACTGGGAAAGCACCGACAATCTTGAAAATTTTAAACAACGCACAGATAACCTATATACAGAAACATCTATAACCTACCAGCATAATTCCTACGGGTACAGATGTAAAGAATTTGAATTTGATTCAACTCGTCCTTCTATTCTATGTGTTGGATGTAGTTTTACCTATGG